AAGCGGGAAGTTGTCTGTACTGACCCCGCCACCGGACGACGCAGCCCAAGCGTTTGCAGACCAGTTTCCACCTGCGGCAAGGTTCCAATAGACGGATTTAGGCGTGTCAAAGGTGATGCCTCTGCAGCCCCTGAGGTCGCCTATCCTGGTGCCGCTGATGGGCGCTGCTGTGCCGATGACGTAGATGTCTCTGAAGTCTGCGTCGGTCAGGCTTGGGGCGCTGTTGATGGTGAGGGTTTGGGCGATGCCATAGAGGTCGCCACGGAACCAGACGCGGCGGTTGCCTGCGGTGCCTGTGGTGGATAGGGTGCCGTTGATGGTTTGACGGGATCTGAAAGATATGGTGCGAACGCCAGCAGATGCCGGCCCAGTGACGGTTAAGTTATTGAAAATGTTAGCACCAAGAATTACACTTACTATTGCGCCTGTTCCTGTAAATGAAAAATTATTAAATGTTAACCCTGTTTGAATAACAATGTCACAAAAAGCTGAGGACGTTGTACATACAATAACTGAAGTCCCGGCATTAAATGTAAGATTTGTTTGTACTGATATACTTATTGGAACAGAGCCTTGAAGTGTTACTGTGCTTCCATTCAAACTTATTGTTCTTGTATTTGCATTGCTGGACGAAAGTGCTCCTGCCGTAACAGAATAATTGCTTGCTGATGTCGTGAACGTTCCCTGCGTGACGGTCAGCGTGTTGCTGCCAATATTCAGCGCATCCCCAAGCGTCACAGTGATGCCGCTGCCGCTAATGGTCACAGAACCAAGCGTCTTGCCTGCGCTGGTCAGCGTGCCTGTAGCGTTGAACGTGGTAGTACCGGCATAGGTCAGCGTCATGCCAGCGACAAGCGTCAGAGAGCCTGAGATCGTCAGCGCAGGCGTGGCCGTCCCAGCCAGCGTGGCGGTATAGCCGGTACAGTTGATGGACTTGGCAACGCGGGAACCGGAGATGGTGCAGGTCAACGATGTGCCGTCAAAGAACACATCGTCTGCCGCCGTAGGCACAGCAGCACCACCGGCCCCACCTACCGTAGCCGCCCACTTGGTGCCTGCTGTACCGTCCCAAACGTCGGTTGCAAGGCCGCGCCAGAAGCGATCTGCCACCGTTTACACCTTGTAATACCAGACGCCCTCAACCTCAACGAGCTTGGCGTTGCTCGGAGGAACACCTTCCAGCTTCTGGTAGGTTTCGCCAGCAATGTCCAGCGTGGGCGTCTCAGGCTCTACAGGCGGGGCCGTAACGACAGCAATCCAGTTGTCCCGCCGCTGCTCCTTCAGGGCTTGGATCTCATCCTCCGTGAAGGCGTGATCATCAGGAAGGTGCAGAGCATCTCGGAACACCCCGTGAGGGGTGTCGAACTCGAAGTCGATCTTGATCATGCCGCATCAAGGCTGAAGGTGTAGGTGACGTTCAGCGTGTCGCCGCTAGCCACAGAACGGTCCCCAGGCGCCGCAAAGTCCGCAGCGGAGAACAGCGTTCCCGTCGTGCCGCCCTTGGTGTTGTTGGAGGTCAGGAATGCACCCCCAATCACTGCGGTGGCGTTGATGTTGAACGACGCAGGAGAGGCCGTGTTGCTGATCACAGAAGGATCTGCGGTGGTGGAGGTGCCGAAGGTACAGGTAGGCCGATTGGCGTTGCTGTAGCCCGTTTCTTCCGTCCAGCCGCCGTGCAGCGCCATGGTGTCGCCAGCAGCGGGGTTGTTGCTGGACGCGGCGCCGTACAGGCCGATGTACCACGTAGTGATCTGAGCAACGCCGCCCAGAGCCGATTCGTTCATGTACTTCAAGCCGACGTTCACCACGAGGTTGTGGGACTCTGCTTCCCACTTCAGCTTACCGTCCGGGCCGATGCACTGGATGTGAAACACGCCACCAGCACGAACCCTGTCGGTGGGAGCGGTATTGCGCTCTACGGTGGCGGCAACAGCATCGCTCGCCTTGGACTTGTTGATCATCTTGTACTCCTATGCAAAGCGCAGCAGCGCAGTTGTGGCAGTTGCTGCCGGAAGTTGAACGGTGAATGTGCCAGAGGCGGTTTTGTCTGCGCCGAAGTCAATGACCGCGATTGCTCGGTTGGCCTTGGATGAGTTGTAGATCAACCCGCCACGGCACGTAAACGATGCGCCGGTCCAGACCGGATTGTCGAAGGTGACGTAGGCAGTGGTCCCGGACAGGAGGACTTGCACGTTGACCAGGGTCACCCCGCCGGTCGTATATCCAGATCCGTTGGGAACCTGCCCTGCCGTTGAAACGCTGTATGCGGTCGTGGCTTGACTCAGGTCGGCGCTTGCCGTGTAAAGGGCAAACTTCAAGACATCGGTGTCCAAGTCATGGATACCGAGCCAAGACTCCTGTTTGAACGATGAGCAAAGACCTTGCAGGATAGCCATTTACTTCACCGGATACCTTACCTGACCGTCCCGATACGAATCCATCCGGTTCTTTGCGTCACCAAGCTGCTTCAGCAGCAAGATGGACTCACCAAACTGGTTCGTGTACAGCGCCACAATGTCCTGCTCGGCCTTCATAAACCGAGCCGCTTCTACCAAGACCGCGTTGAGCAAAGCACTGTCAAAGTTGTCACCAAGCCAAGATGTCCCAGCAGTGACGATGCTCTCGGGGTAGTAGAAGTAATGCAGTTCTGCCGTGTAGCCTGCCGTCGGGGTTGGGCCCAGGATGAATGTCAGCTCTGTCGGCAGGTTATATACCGGGCCAAACAAAGCGTAGTACTTCGGCACTCCCTGCGTCAAAGAGTTTGGATAACTCTCTCGGATGAAGTTCACATCCTTGTTGAGCAGGTACGTGTAATCCCCGCCGCCCGTTGGAAATACTGCCAAACTGAAGACCGACAGGAAGTCATTAGGCGTTGCCAAGTACTGATTGCCTTGGCTCAAAACACCCGTGACGTTCTTTCGCAGCGAAGGAAGCTGCACCGTGTTGTAGATCTTCTGCTCTGCCTGCTTCGTCATCGTGGCAAAGTCAGCCGCCGAGAACGTGTTCTCGGTGTAATCCTCCACAGCAGTCTTCAGTTCGGTGTAGTTCACGCCATCGGCCCCCGGGCCATGAAGCCCTTGGTCTGCGCCTTGCCGCCGCGCACCTTAATGCCGGAGGTCTTCGGCTCAGGAGCGGGGGAACTGGCGATGTTGCCCACCACCACACGCGGCATGGGCGCGGGAGCGTTCACCACCGGGGTCGGTACGGACTTGGCCTTCATTTCTTCCCCTTGCGCCCGACCGGGCCCTGATTGGCAACACGAGCCATGCCAGCGCCCATCTTGAGCAGCATGTCGTTGGTGACCCCGCCCTTGGCGAGCTTGGTCTTGGGTTTGCCCGGGTGCATCGCCGCCTCATGCTTGTGGACGGCTTGTTTGGGTGTCATCTTCATGGGTTTCTCCTTGTCAGGCGACCGTTACTGTACCAACTTCTCCCAGACCCACCAAGGTGTTTGGGGTCAGGAGCGCATCGAAATCTCTTGCACCACCTATAGGGTTCCAGCCCCATTGGATGACCAGCATGCCCTCTCCAGGGAAGCCATCTTGGAACGGCCCAGTGCCGGAAACGGTGTCAGTTTGAAGACCGTTGGTGCCTGACTGATACCAAGTGTTCGTGTCAGGACGCGGATCGCGGATGGCCTGAGGGTCGCTGACGGGGAAGGTTCCTAGCAATAATTGGGGGTGATCCATTGACCAACATTGGGGACACGCACGAATTTGCGTCTGCTTGGTCTTGACTACTTCATTTTTTAGTTTCTTTAACGGAAACCTAAAATTACAATAATCACAGAACCCAAAGGCCTTGGCGCCATTCGCAAACCGATTAGCCATTTGACACCTCGAACTTGTTCTTTTTCGAGATGTTTTCTACCCCAAGCATTACGCGAAGATTTGAAGGGACATGAAGCCCCGACACCAATTTTCCTTGTAACGGAATAACGTGATCTACGTGCCAAGGCTCTTCGTTGTGTCGCGTCAACATTGCAGCAATAGAATACATGCAGCGAATGCGGAGCTTGTCATGTTCCGTCAGCCATTTTGGCGTACGCTGTTTAACAGCTTTTTTACGCATCGTGGCTAGGTAGATAATATGCGAGTGGGCTCTTGCGCGGTACTCTTTTTTCTGCGCCAACCGAGCAGTTTTGTTCACTTCGTAGTCAGCTTTTTTGATAGCTGCAAGACGTTCTTTGTTTGCTTCTCTATAAGCCTTTTTTACCTCTGCTATTCGCAATTTGTTAGCTTCGTAATATGCCTTCTGGTACTCAGAACTGTTGACGCGTTGCGTAGCGTTGTACTCTTTATAGTACGTTTTTAGCTTTTCTGCGTTGGCTGCGGCGTACGCTTTTTGTTTCTGCCGGGCGTACTCTTTATTTTCTTCAGCCCATTTTTTACGGGCGGCGTCTCTCCGCTCGCGGTTTTCCGCGTTGTACTTTTTGTAGTAGGCTAGCGCCTGCTCGCGGGTTTTGAATGCCATGATTACCCGATGAACATCTGCCTCGGTACGAACCGTACCGCCGCCTTCTCGCGGTCTTCGCTGGAGGCTCGATCCCAATCCTCGTCATACTGCGCCTTCAGAACCTGCATACGCTCCATGGCGCCAGGGATCTTCATCGACAGGTAGTACGCCAGCCCAGACACGAGGCAGGGCAGGAAGCGGAAAGGGATGTCCTGCGTAGCGGTGCCGCCGTCTCCAGCATCTTGGATGCGCCGCAAGTACCAGTACACAAACTGATACACGCCCGTCTGATCCGGCGTGGGCCACACGGTGATGCTTGGCAAGGCCGTGGCGCTGGGGGAGTAGCTGCTTCCGACAGGGTAGGCCGCGCCGGAGTTCCGGTTCACTAGTACCTGGATAGGTCTCGCCTGCTGGAGCTTGTTTGGGATGGAGGAGTACGTGCTGATGCTGATCCGCGTGATGGTCAGATCAACCTGCGTTGAAACGTTCCCTGCCCCCGTGCGGATGACATGCTCCAGAAGATCCACGGTGTCTGACGGCAGCGTGTAGGTGTTGGTCCCCTGTACCAGGGGGATCATGCCCTGGTTAAAGGTCCACATGTTTACACCACGGTTCGCCCAATCTGCAAACAGCAGGTTCAGGGATCGCCGCGCCGTGCGCAGGTCGTAGCCCGTGCGA